CCGGTAGGTCTGACCCCTTGCGGGGCTACCTACCTCTGGCTCATCGCCACCGACGTACTAGCATGCTAGTACGACGGCGGGTGTATTGCCGAACGGAAAACGCAGGCTCGACTTTTACTAAGTCGGGACTGCGGTGCGGACTGTCGAACGCTGAAGTGAATTGCCCGTCCCATTGCCCCCCTGATTCAACTAAGAATCTCAGGAGCATAGACCAGCCCTTCATCTCTCGTTTAACCGATAGTGCCTTGACGTCGCGGACATAATGTTCAAACTTCTGTAGTTTGGCATTGTATCTCACGCGCCGAGGACGCATTAACTCCGATACCTCCACAAGGCTAGGACATGCAAGATGCATGTCTTTTGCCGGAATTGCACCATAAGTACGGTGCAGTAACTCTACGATAGTATCGTAGACATGGAAGTACTTCTGCGCATACATGGAATTAGCATAGCTAATCCATGATGTGTAGACTTCGGCCGACGGACGAGACGACCAGATAGTGCGAAACCGCACTGGTGTGACACAAACGCCTTTAAAAGCGTCCATGCCACATGATTCCCGAAAGGAACCACTGGTGCAGCTCTTATCGCGGTTTATCTTTAAACCAAACGATTCGAGCTGTTCGATCGCGTTCTCAACAAATGTTGTTGGGACGATCACGTCATCGCCATACACTAGGGTACCCTCACGAGTACTCTTGTCAGGGGCTGCCGCACGTAATATACTCCATACGCATAGCGCTAAGATAGGAAAGCATAATGCTGATCCCATCGGTGCGTGTTTGCGTAACTTAAGGAGCTTACCGTTCGGTAGCCTTGTTGATGAACTACGAGCTGATTCGAGATACGTACATACGTGGCTCGGAAACAGCAAGCGAACCAGACTAAGCGCTACACGATCAGAAGCCTCGTTGAGGTCTAATGTCGCGTACCGACCCGTAGAGGACCCGAGTAGGGCACCTCTGCGGTTAGGAGCTTGGTCTGTGAAGAAAACATTATCCCTAGTAAGGGGAATGTTTTCGATATGCTTGACGAGACTCCGGGAGATACCTTGCTGAATCCATTGGAAATCCACTGGTTCACATGATATCAACCGAGGTCCGCGGGAATCTTTCGGCACGAGTATAACTCGTGCAGGAAGATCGTCATCGGCAATCTTGTTAAGATTGTCGACGTCGTCAACTACTGCACTTAAGGAAGAGTAAAAATACTCATCCAGTGGGTAACACTGACGAATCCGACTGCTAACATTAACCCATTCGTACTTAGCCCAGAGTTGTTGCTTGGTAGCAACAGCACCAGGGCCATGACGAGGGGTTATATTAGTGAAGTCGAAGTCTTGGAAAACTCCGCTAAGGAGTATCCTGGCTTCGCGAATGACATCGTACGTATCCAACGCCTTACGGCGACGGCGACGATACGTTGTCATATGATCGGTCCAAATGGTTAACCATTTGAACTGTTCGTCAAGACTAGCAAGTTCTTCCTCAGTTCTTTCGAACTTTTGAAGAACAGCTTGTTCTTGGACATCAGAATACGGCAGTTCGTACTTGTAAAACAAGTAACAGATCTGACGAATTACACTGACGTGTTCTGCACGAGCTTCAGGAAGGAGCTCGCCGGTTAGTGACAGAGTAACTTTAAAGAACTCACCTAGAAACCTAGGAAGTTCACTACCAGGCATGGGTTTAAAACCAAGCTTAGTAGCTGACAGGTTACACTGCTTAGAGAGGGACTTATCGTAAGCCTTCCCTAATCGAGGTAGCGTTTTCGTCAAAAACGCTATACCTTCCTTACGCATCCTGGATCTGACTTTGTTAAGAGTCAGTTTCAGACTGCGTTTGTTGAACAATGCTCCGTGCGACGTATGAACGTCGGTGAGAGCAGCCGCGATGAGATTAAACTCATCTTGCCTCTTAATGTGGTCCATATATATGGTATCACTGCAAGAGTATGCTAACACTCACCTACCCCACTACGTTTCTTGGACTAGAATGCAATACATATGAGTACTACAAACATCAAGTACGAACGGACAATCCGCAATGGAAGGCGATGGGGTTTTAAACCCATCACAGGCCTAATGCGGGTAATGACCGATTCGGACATGACCATGGTCGCAGACGGTTCAGTACTTCTCATCGAGTCAGAACACTGGTGGCGAGAGTTTGCTTTTGACGGCAAACGACTCGTACCTGGTGACGGCTATATGAAGACAAGTACCGAAGGAATGGTTACTGAGACAAACAGCAGCAATTACGCTCTGTACTGACATTCAGTAAAGTGCCGGCTCGTTGGTTTTTAACCCAACGAGAACGGCGTCCTTCTTACCTAATTGGTACTGCCAGCCTAGGCTGGCGGTACCTAAGGTCGGAACTGTCACGATCAAGTCAAGGTCGCCACCTACCTTACGGTAGGAGCAACCGAGTACAAGAAGACATATATAGAACATAGCTAGCATCACTGCTATCCATGCCATACATATATCGAAGAGCCCCTTCGGACGAGCGGTCACAGACCACCCGTCAGAAGGGCATTGGCCCCGTTCCCAGTGCCGTCGTAGAGCAACGTGCTTGACGCCAGAGTGGCGACAAAGCTAGTAAGCTCTGCGAGTGCATTGGCGCCCTCTGTGATCGCACTCATGCCCCCGACCGGAAGGTCGAGGACTAAGTACGCAGAGGACGTGATTGGCGTAACCGCATCAACGCCCGAAATCGACGTTATGTCGACTCGGACGACGCTGCGGCGGCGCTGCTTCAGACCCGCACCAGTCTCGAGATGTGAAATCGAGAGACGGTGGGGCAGAGAAGGAACTTCGCTAATTTTAGCGAAGATTCTCTTGCGTTGGTCAATGCTGAGGGATTGGAATTCAACTTCCGTTCCCGCGGCGTTCTTCACTTCATTGGTATTGAGTGTATTGCTAAGCATACTGGTTTAATAATTGAGGAATCCTAGCATCATGCTAGGGTACCCTCGAATGTCCGGTTACCGCCTGCTACCAAGCAGCGCACCGGCCAGACTAACCTCAGTAAGGCTAAGTCCGCTTGACTCAATCAAGTGTGGAGTCAGTGTAAAGGGAGACCTTCTGTAGGCCTCTTCGCGCACTGACGACACTGGGATGCCCTTCTGGCCTAAACCGTCATCGAGCGTACATACTGTATGCCGACGACGTTTAACAGACCATAGGGCATTGCTTATGTTTATGACCGGTTCCATGTTAGTCGTTTTCCACTGACTGAGGTATGGGCCTATGCGCACAACCCAATCAACGAGAAACGAATAAGGAATCGCATTCCAGATAATGGCTGGGTCAAAATTGACACCCAGCTTGTCGAGGAATGTTAGGAGAGCAGCATGCTGCTTTTGCCATTGAGTATAGTGAAAACTATACTCAATTTCCACATGGAACTCAGCGGGATCGAGAATAACCAAACGATTGGGGGTAGCCGTAACTCCGCAAGGCGTATTAACAAAGTTAAACGCTTTTGCAGAATCGGATTCCCATTCGCTAGGCACATCTGACGGAATGCTCACACGAGCATGCCGTCTTTGACGCCGCGCGGATTTTGACACCAGCCTTTTGGCTGAGGACTGAAATGTCCTAAGGGATTTTAACACTCCCTGAATGTCAGACACAAGAGGAGAGATATTAAACTTATATTGTAAGTAAATATCACTCTTCTTTCGAACCAATTCACGAATCGTCTTGTTTGAAGCATACTTCTGGAACTTAAGCCCCGTTAAGGAGCTGACAGTCCTAGAAGCTGAATCAATAAGGGACGATAGGTTATTGAATGTACGACCAAGTGACTTGAAGTCCTTCAACTCATAAATAGAGTTGATCAAACTAAGTTCACTCTTAACGCCTGGAAGTATACGCTGTGAAGCGTGTAACAACAGGATGTCTAAGTCAGTAGGAGGCGGGATTAAAACCGTCTCGTTCTGTATGGTATACAAAGCAGGCTGCCCTAATATTGGCAGATCTGCCGGTCCGAAGTTATCAGACAACCAACACACAGCACTATCCGCTACGACTCCCCAAGCCCAAATATGGGTGATAGGAAGTTCTGGCGGACGGTACTCGATCCACGAACGGTCGTACGCTGTACGGCCGTGAACGGATCCCGAAGCCCTATTGGCACTACGTTTGTAGTGCGCAACAGGATTCCAATGAGTCGGCCCGGAGCCAACGCCACTAATAGCCTCATAGCTCTCCACGAAGGAGAACGCTGCGACTAACTGGACTGGAAGAGTCCATGGCGGGTTACCGGGACCAGTTGTGGGCGGGAGATCGCCTAGAGGGGCCACTGAAGGCTGCCAATAGGTAACTCCCGTCTCGGTCTGTCTGTCTTTAAACATAACACAAGCACGGAAGTCGAACATAGTTCAACATGAGGCTGTGCACCAACAGGGTGCAC